CTTTTGACCCATACATACAACACCGCTACCTGTAATAAATGTAACTGGGTTAACATTTACATTGTATAGAACATTACGCTGACCTTCGTTTAGAGCGATTGTTCTAAATTCGCCTTCAGCATCTACATAACCAACTGCACTTGCATTAGTTACGCCACCACGTCTTGTACCTGCTGGTGCAAACCATGGATAAGCAACTTGGTCACTTAGTGCAATAGTTCTTAGCATCATATGTGAAGCTGGAACAACAATATTGTTACCAAAGTTATCACTTGTAATACCACTTGGGTAGTAAACACCTAGGTATTCATCTGAAGTAACAAGACCTGAGTCACTGTCTTCAAATGCACCTTCTACGTTGTTACCCCAGTTGTTTAGTGATGTACCACTTGAGTTAAGTCTAAATGGAGTGTCACCAACAACAAATGCTGTTAAGCCTCTGTCTACGTTTAGTGAAACCATTTCGCCAATTAGCTCTGGGTAACCTGGGCAAGAAATTAGGTTGTAGTTTAGACCTTCTTCATCACGCATACGTTCGTTGCTGTTAACTAGAGCTTGTAGTGCTCTTACAACAACTTTACGCTGTGCTTTACGTCCAAACGCACCTGAACCGTCTTCGTTGTTTGTTGAAACTGTTACCCAACGATGTGGATAGTAGTTACTCATTGAACTACCGTCATCTGTACCGCGTTGATTTTCTTCTGTTAGTGGAACATAGTTACGACGGAATTCTTTTACGTTAAATCCGCTTCTACGTGTGTTCCATAGTAGCATACCACGTGGGTAAAGTGCTGGATCTGGAGCATCGTGATCTAAGTAGCTGCTTAGTAGTAGCTCTTCAATTGATGCTTGATCTAATCCTGTTGAATTACCACCTGATACGCCCCAACGTGCATCAGCAAATAGGATACCGTCTTCAGTTGTTTGGTCTGTGTTATCTAGTAAGAACCAAGTACCTGCTTGAGTATAACGATATACTTGTGGGTAGTTTTCTAAGTCTGCTGTGCTAATCCAAATATCGCCTGATTCTAGTGCTGATGTACCATCTTGTCTTACAAATGGCTGTGTAGCACTAATGATTGGGCCTGGATATGAAGGATTAACTTCTTTGTATCCTCTCCAGTTAGTACCGTCATGAATCATAATGTCAACTTCGTCAACAATTGAATTGTACCATAGAGCACCGTCTGCTGTTAGGCTTGTTGGATTGTCTGGAGTTGATTGTGGTGCAAGATATTTCCATCCACTTGCTACAAGGTTATGTACATCGTCGCCGCCTGGTGCACCATAAAGGTTAGTAGTACCAACCCCTGCACTTACAAAAGCACTAAAGCCTGCTGTGCTGAATGGAAGGTTAGCACCGTCTCCAATACGGAAATCACCACCAGTTGCATGTGTAATTACAACTCTGTTGCTATTATCAATGCTTGCTGAAACGTGTAGTAGTCCTAGTGAGTTAATGGATGCTGCAAAACGCTCTGCACTTGTTGTTGCATCACCTGAGCCAGTAAAGCTACCTACTTTAGAATGTAGCACTGAACTGTTTGGTCTTGTTTCACTTAGTGTGTAATCATATACAACACCGTTAGTAAATGTACTGTTAGCAATAATTGTTGATTTAATGCTTACTGCACCTAGTACTTCTCTACGGAAGATTTTAAATGTTGCTAGTGCAGGAGTAGCATCAGCACCTAGTGTTTCACCTGCGTTAGTTTGTACATATAGTGTACCAACGCCTAGGTTTGCACCACCTGCTGCTCTGTCTAAGTTATAAATTGCATCGTGGTTTGTTGGATACAATGGAGCTGACTGCTCGTCAAATAGTTTTGTTGCATCGTTCCAAATTTTAATACGCCATTTTGCACCACCGTTTGGATCAGTTGTTTTAACCCAAACACTACCAGTTGGTTTGTTAACGTCAACGCCGTTGTCTTTCCATTCTGGAACTTGTGTATGTGGTGTCATTTGTAGTGCTGGTGGAAAATAAGTTCCTGAAGCAACACCAATTGCACTGTTAGCTGCGTCAGCTGCTACAAGTGTACCACTTAGTGTAATACCACTTGCTGTTGCTGTTGCTGTACCAGTGTTATCTAGTGCATTGCTTACATAAAGTTCAAACTTACCATTTACTACTGCTGCTGATATAACGCTCGACTTACCAGCTGCTGCAATTTGACTGTTTACTTCTGTAACAAGTGTTGATAGTGCTTGTGTTCCTGTACCACCAACTGTTGCAGTAATGCTTAAATTTGCTGCACCGTTTACTCCATTAATAATTAGAGTATCACCGGACTCTACTGTTGGAGATGATTTTGTGCCGACTACGGTTGGCCAAGCCATAGACCATGCATTTGAACCTACTTCTACCCAAGTACCTGCGTTAGCGGCTGATTTATACCACATACGCTTGATTGGATATAGTGTTGTAGCTGTTACTGCATATTCGCCAATTGTACCAATACCTGCTTTAGGTGCAGTGTTATCCATTTCGGAATCACTTGTAATTACTCTTGGTGTAATTTCTTTAAACTTCTGTCCTCCTGATAATGTAGCAGGAGCATTGTTCCATTCAAAGATACCCCAGCTTGTTGCTGAAGTGTCTAACCAATATGTTCCTGCTTCCGGATCAGCTGCTGGTTCTTCAGCAGTTGCAGTTAATTCAGTTAGGTTTACGTCTGCACGTACGATGTAAGCTCTGTTAGCTACATCTAAGAAACTGTATGCTGCTTGCAGACCATATTCATTTTGTTCGCCGCCGTGTACTGCTGCACCGCTTGCATCAGTAATAAAAGTTGGGTCGCCAAATGTTTCTGCAAGTTCTCTTTGTGAAGTAATTGTAAATACTTCTCCAGCATTTGCTTTGGTTGTACCCGCTGCAATGCCAGTATTTGAACTGTTTGTTTTGTCCTGACCGGACGCAACAATTATAAGTGGTGTTGTACCTGGTTCAGCGGGAGTATAAAAACTCTCGTCAATTACGCTAACCTGTACGCCTGGTGATTCTAAAGCCATTTTAATTTTCTCCTATGAGCGTTTGTTACTTTATATTATTTAGCACTTTTGTATCAAAACCCACTGTTAAACCACTCCAAAAAGGTACCATAAAGGGCAGCTAAATACAATATGAGACCATTATGCAAGAGTTGTAATAAGAAACCTTCTGCAATTAACTATCGAAAAGGTAATAAGATCTATTATAGGTCAAAATGTGAAAGTTGTGCAAGGTATGGAGGGCCACGAGGAGTTCCTCTGTGGCAACAACTTGGATATGAAATGAAAACTGTGTGCGAGAAGTGTGGTTATAAAAGCAAACACACTGAACAGTTTAATGTATATCATATAGATGGCAATCTACAAAACTGTAGACCAACAAACTTAAAAACTATTTGTGCTAACTGTCAGAGAATTCTTCAAAAGGACGGTGTACGTTGGAAACAAGGTGACCTAGTCCCCGACTTCTAAAAATAGTTCGCATCAGTGTGCTAACATTTCTTTCTAATCTTTTTAAATCGCCGTTGTTGTCAATAGTGTAATCACACATCCATTGTTCAATGCTCATTGAACTAGGATCTTCTTTAGGCAAATGATCTGAACGATCTACCCAAATTGCATAGTCAAATATTTCTTCGTTTTGCATAGCAAAGAATTCACGCTTGTTACGCAAGCCGCAGTATATTTGATTTTGAGCAAACAAATTGCGACCAAGTCGTGCTAGATCATCTTTACAATAGTCATGAATCATATTATACCATTCTGTACGATGATTGTGCCTATCTGCGTAGCACTCTTCTTCGTTAGAGTAGCCGTACTTGTCTTTTAAATCATTGAATATAAACAGTTCTGAACAGAACTTAGAACTTGATTGAAAAGTATATCCATACTTTTCTAACATTTCACAGACAGTATCTTTGCCATGACGACCATGGCCTACTACTAATAATTTGGGCAACACAGTAGATAATCTCCTTAACTATACTGTGTATTATATGTTCAACTAGAACGCTTGTCAAGCATTTTTTTATATGCTTCTTCAAAACCTTCTTCGTGAACACAATTTTCGTGATTGCCCCAAAGACGTTTAAAATATCCGTCTGCACATTCTAATATTGTTCTTTCTGGAGCGTTGAGGTGGCCTTTAACAATCCAAAAAAGCCTGTGGGCTTCTTTGTATTCAGCCTCTGACATTAGCCAATAATAAACCCGTAGCCGTTACCGCCAGCAATGTTCATTTTAACTTCTTCTTCAAGTTTTTCCATTTCAGCAGTTGCTTCTGCTTTAAGTGCATCACCGTTAAGTGTTGATCCACCTTGTGGACCTGCAATAGTAGCAAACTTTGAACGTGCTTCGCCTAGCATAAATTTACAAGCAGCAAGTGTATAATCTTTAAGCCACTGCTTTGCATATGTATCAGTTAATAGTGAAATGTCTGGTTTATAATTGTATGTGTATACTAGTACTTCTTCTTCGGTTCTTGGACGTTGTAATATTGTAAGTTGTTTGTTATTGTTGTTATACTTAAATTCAATAAAACTACCAAACATACGTCCTACAAGTTCTTGATAACCTGAAAATAGTTCGTATGTTAATAAGCCGCCAATTGAACTTGAACTTAGTAGATATGTATTTGTGTATGCAAGGTTGAATGGTTCAAACAATGTGCCGCCATCACCGCCGCCACTGCGTGATCCAATTGAACGTCTATACATTTTGCGAACTTCAATTACTTCGTCTGGCAATGTATATACGTTTTGATCTGTAACCAAAGTTAAAAAACTATAACTTTCTTCTACTGCATGATCTGAACGCTGTCTATATCTAGTTAGAGCTTTTTCTAGTGCAATTTCATAATGCCTTGGATCAAGTTCAACATCAACCATGCCTCCGCCAAGCATAGCGTCTACATAGTCAAATATTTTACTTTTTTCTTCGGTTAAGTTTGCCATAAATCAATCCTTACGCTGCAAATGTAGCATTAGTTATTTGCACACAGAATGTTGCTAATAAGTTTGCTCTGTTTGTAGTCACTCCGTTTTCAATAATTGGAATTGCTTTTAGATGTCTTTGATCAATACCATTAAGTGTTGAAATTCCATTTGGTGTTACATCGCTGTGAGCTGAATATAGTTCGTCAACAACAATCAAATATTTACTTGACGGAGAAATATGTGGGTGTATAGTGTAGTTTGCATTAGTTGCATAACCTGCACCAGTTTCAATATAGCCAACTACAAGTGCCCAGTGACCAACACTGTCTTCAAAGTC